TCCTTCGCGGAGAGTCCTAGGAATTCGAAAGGAAGAAAATGAGCGACTTGTCGGGGCTCATGGATAGGCACCGTAAATGGTCCCTACGAAGAGCCATGTCACGTTTTTGCGTGACCTTGTTTCGAAATGCCTTCTCGACGGCGCATCCCAGTCTACTCCGAGAGATCTTGATCGCGATATTGAAACTGTTGTTTCAAGAGTTGATCAAGAAGGGATTGGCTTCCTTACTAAGACCCTCCCTTCATTAGGGAAAGCCTTAGATGAGGCGCTTGAGTCAGGAATCTTCTTCATCCCTAGAAGCTTTAAGAAGGCTTCAAAAGGATGTCACTTGCCCGCTTTTATGCAGGTGAGTTTTAAGTCCCTGTTTGACTCAAGTGGTAGACTGTTACCAGGACCTGACCCATATGCCGTGAGGCATATTCGTCAAATTTGCTACATGTTTTACAAGTATGAGCTCCCATCGAGCCCTGAGCAAAACGAAGCTGCTATAGCTAAGTTTCATCAGATCGAAAAAGAGCTCTACCTTCAAGATCTACAAAGCAATGAGCTTTTGCTCGGCGCCTCGTATCTCTTGAGAGACTTATTCGAGGATTTCGATCCATCGAATATCGTCCCGAAACATGGACCTGGTGCGGTTGCGACTGGTGAACGCTTGGAAGAGAAGTACTCCTTTAAGAGACTTCTCCTAAGAGCAAACCAGTTGTATCCGTTCATGAATTACTTCATGAGCGGCGGCTTTAATGAACTAGAGAGCAGATTTGACTGGTACATGTCTCTCGTGCGAGTTGATGAAACTCGGTCGAAGATATGCCTAGTCCCAAAAGACTCTCGCGGTCCACGGTTGATTTCGACCGAGCCTTTGGAACAAATGTTCCTGCAGCAAGGTCTTTCAGTCAGAATGGTCGAACACATTGAGAAGCATCGCTTTACGCGAGGCCACGTCAATTTTACCGACCAGACAGTCAACAGAGATCTAGCGCATGAGTCGAGTATTACTCGTACTTATGCGACGCTTGATCTTTCAGACGCCTCCGACCGTATAAGCCTCCAACTAGTCCAGTTATTATTCGATAAAACGAGTTTACTGGAGGCGTTGGAAAGCTTGCGTTCTACCTGTACTCTCACCCCTAAAGGCGAGACTGTCCCGCTGTTTAAACACGCTCCGATGGGGTCAGCTTTATGCTTCCCTGTTCTTGCGTGCGCAGTTTGGGCTTTACTTGTTACAGGTCTTTCGCAGAG